TCTTAGGCAGCTATCCCAGGGCATGTCTTTGATACTTTGGAATTCGATGTCGTCAATGGTTTCGAGGACTTCTGTTATGATTTTGTAGAAGGTTGCGGAGCCTTTGAGTTGCATGTTTGTGGGTGCGTGTCCGAGAACGGTTCGGCGTTTGAGTTCAGCCCAGCCTTTTAGAGCTTCGGAGTCCAGGGGATTGTCGCCATATTTAGCTTTGATTGCTTGGAAGTCTCGGGCAACGGGTAGCCAGTGGCTAAGTTCTTGGGGAACGAGGGGCAATAGGTCAGGTGTCGAAACGAGGACCTCAAAGTCGCCCATGACGTCTTTTGCGTCCTTGAGTATCTGCTCGCCATAGTTTCTGCAGTCGCTGCCGTGGAAGTAAACAAACTTGCGCTTAGTTTTGAGCTTTTCCTTGTCTAGTCCGAAGGCGTCAAAAAATGGTCTCACTGCAGTGTGGAATATGACGACGTCGGCGTCCTCGACAATCTTTTTGCAGCCGTCTTTGCCGTAGTAGCGAGCCTCTGCCATGGTGGGGTAGTTTATGTAGTTGTTGCTAGTGCGCAGGTTTATGCTCTGGACGTCGCCGAGCTTGTTTAAGGCGTGACTGAGACAATAGCCTGCCCCCGCCATGTCTTGGGTTCCGAGGTTGAGCACTTTGAGCTTTGTTCTGTCCGGTGGAGCGTCTTTCAGCTGGCTTGTGTCAATGTTGAGAACCTCGGCTTTTTCTGTAATTTGGCTGAGCTTGGCGTCTTCTTTGGCTGCAAATTCCTCTTCGTATGTTTCCTGGCTCATTTTTTACCGTCCTTTTCGGGTTTGTTTTCTGAGTTTTTAGGGGTTTCTTGTTTGGCACGGACTTCTGGCCTTACATTTGAGGCGTCTACTGCAGCCAGGGAAAGGGCATCTTTGCCGTCATAAGTGATAGCGATAGTGCAGGTTCCTTTTTTCTGGAGCCCTTCAAATAGGGCGTAGGTTTTGCCGTTTTCGACGTTTTCTAGTGCTGCGAGTAGCTTTGGCATGAAGTCGGTACTCTTGATAAATTCTTCTATAGGTTGTTTTTTTCTATCCATGGTTTTTTTTCACCTTCTTTTTGCGCTTTGCCTGGGGTTATCTCAGTCCATCCCCTCTCGGCTAGCGACATCATGTATTCTTGGTGCGGTATGAGTCGGGACTGGTCTTTGAAGCTCTTTAGGTGGACGAGAGCTGCCAAGTCCGTAAAAAACAGGGGGTACTTTTCCTCGATGATGCGTTCGTTTTTGTCTCTGAGATGCCAGTGTGTGCCTTTGTAATGCATACCTGGGCGTTTGATGAATGCTCGAGGGTGCCAGCGGGGGATTATGCGGTCTTGTTGTAGGCCAGGAGTGTAGAGCGGTGTTTGCATTGCCAGGCAGCCAGACTCGTAGAACTTCTCGAACGCTTCCTGGACGTCGCCCATGAACATCTCGTCGGCGTCGATGATTAGGAAGGCGTCGCCGTCTGGAACTTGGCTTATCAAAAAGTTGCGTTTTACTGCTTGGTTTTCCCAGCATTTGTCCTCGGGGGGTCTATGGAAGGTTAGGGGTGGCAGGTTGGGCAGTGCTTGGATAACTTCGATGCTGCCGTCAGTGCTCCAGGGCTGCGCTGTTGGTACGAATTTTTGGTAGTGTTGCAGATACTGAGCATAGGCGCCGTCTACGACGATAACAGAGTCCACGACTTCTCGGATGCTTTCGAGCATAGCAGGGAGGAATGTCCTGTCGTTGTAGAGGTTTAAAACTGCATGCAGTTTCAAATCTGATTTCTCCAGTTTAGAGAAACTGTTTAGAATCAAGCCCTAATAAGGCTTAACATATCAAAAATTAGGGAGCTTCTTTTTGAGCATGAACGACACGGCATTCCAGGGTGCCAGTGCCTGCAGCAGTTGTTTTGCGGATTTCGATTTTGGCGCTTGGGTCTTCAAGGGGTGCTTGATAGCCTGCCAGTTGTTTAGTTGGAGAGGCTGCAATATCTAAGCCTTCGCCGTACATCTTGAGAAAAGCCCAATAATAGGTCGTATGGGTAGCATCGACGGTACCTAAAAGCACACGGTTTTTGAGGGTAACTCTAAGCTCCAGCGTCTCGTTTGTAGTCCAAATCAGGGGTACGATTGAGTAGATGCGAACGTTTGCCTTTGTGTTCATTACTGTGTACCAGGTATTTTGCACGGGGTTAGCCTGTGCTAAAACTGCGTCGTCTTGTAGTGCGTATGGGGCGTTTAGAGCGACTATTGCGTCATAGATTGCTTTTTGGGCTTCTTCTTTGTTGTTAAAATTTACGGCCATTTTCTTCTAGCTCCAATAAACGGCTACCAGGTCGAGGATTGCCGAGTAAATTGCCTGCAGCGCTGCCTCATCATTGCCGAAATTAATCTCTGCCATGTTAGCCATCCTTTGAAACAATATGGAATACAAGCGCTTTATAAAATTTGAGATGCACTCGAAAAAAACTTGGGAGCGGTCGAGCAAAAAAGTGCTTTCCGCTTGCGCAGTTCCGATCGGAGCTAATCTTAGGCTACGTGGCTTGTCCAGATTCTAACGATTTCTTTGAAGTCCAGGATTTTAACGCCGAATGTGTGGCTTGCAGTGATTTTGAGCTTGCGTAGCTCGATTGCTTTGTCGGTTTCGATGAGTAGCTCACGTTTTGGAGCCAATGCGACTGCCCGTTTACCTCTCATAGCATAGCACAAATCAGCCGTACCGGTGTTTGCGTTGGTTCTCTGTTGACTTGGTCTGTAGCCGCCCACGACGATACCGACGCCCATTAGTTCCTCGATTTCTCCAGTTCTAATGAGAGTTGGGTCAGCTGTGGCGATTACCTCGTTTGTCATCAGCTCCTCGAGCAATGCACCGTATGCGTAGCTTGTCAGGTAGACCACCATTTCTGAGGGTCTTACTTTTTTGCCTGCGTTAAGCAACGAACGGATTGACTGGGCAATGTTTGCAGCGTAGAAGTAGGCAGGTCCTGTCTTGCGACCGATGTCTCCTGCGAAGTTGGTGCTTGTGCCAGCTTCGATTAGAGCCATGATTTTTGCGTCCTCTGCTCGGACTGAGGCGTTTGCGAGCATGGCGTTAATTTCGTCGAGTAGGTTTTGGTTGATGCGTTCGAGGATGTAGTAGGGGATTTGAGTCCATAAACCAGCTTCATACAGCGTTGTGGTGACGCTTGAAACTAGGTCGGTGGTTTCGGCTGCGAATGCGTTACCAACTGCAGCGAGGATTTCGAAGTCTGCGTCCTTCACGTAGGGAATGTTTGCGACGTCGCCCTGCTCGTCTTTAAGCAGTTCGTCTACCCAAACATAGTCTCGTAGGCCTGCAGAGGTTTCTTTGCTCGTATAGTTGGGAATGACTACCGTCCACTGTTCGGTAAGCACTGAGGGGTTCTTTTCCTTGCCAGCTTTTCTCATCTGCTCGATGAGTTTCTCCTGTGTTGGACCGCTAGCTCGTAGCTGTCCTTTCTTGCGCCTGCTTTGTTCGAGCCCTTCTGATTTACGGAGCTCTTCTACGATTGATTTAACGAGGGTTTTGTCTCTCTCAGTGAGAGCCTCGACTAGAGAGTCTTTGAAGCCGCTAAAGTCCAGCTTAATTTCCTGGGGTTCTTGTTTGTCGTCTGCCAAAGTTTTTCACCTTTGTTTTAAATGCCCATTGGTGCGCTCGGTGCGCTGACGGCAGCATAGGCGTTTTAGCGTCTGCCGCCCCCCATCATCCAGGGGGGTTGTCGTGGTCTTGACCTTTCGGTCGTGACTAAATATTAACGGTTATTTTTGCTAACCGTTTTGCTTTCTTGAGGTCAACGTCGAGCTTCTCAGCCTTTTCGGATTGCTTGAGCAACTCTTCATTTGTGGTCGTGAGCTCCTTGTTTAGGTCGAGGTTCTTTTTGAGCTGCTCGTTATATTTGCCGCTGATTTCCTCGTTTTTCTTGACGAGTTTTTCATTCTCGCCCTTAATTGTTTCTCGGGCTTCGTTGGCGTCTTCAAGTCGCCGTTCCAATTCTTTGATTCTAGCGCCGTCCTGGATTGTGCCTTTGTTGTTTTCGGTAACTTGTTTGTCGAGCTTTTCAACCTGTTTTTCTAGCTCTTCGACTCTACCATCTGCCTTCTGGCGTCGTTTGCTTTCCTCAATAAAGTTTTCCTCTGCCTTTGCTTTGGCTAGCTCGGCGCCCTTCACTTGGGCTGCAGCTTCGTTTTTGGTACTCTCAATTTGAGCCGCAGTCTGGAGCTTTAGAGTCTCGAGGTTTGATTCAGCCCGAGCCTTTGCGACGTTCAAACTGGAGATAACTTGGGCGTTCTGGCTTGTCTTGAGTCGCTCAACTTCGTTTGCGAGATAGGCAAAAAGAGGGTCTTTTTTGCTGCGTTCGGCGATTAATTGGATTGCTTCTTTAGGAGTTTTTGCTAGCTTTAACTGCAGGCACTGAGCAACGGTCCCGTTTTTGATGGCAGCGCAGATTTTGGCTGCTGAGTCGGGGTCGTGTCCTTGAGCTTGCATGTCTGCGATACAGCCGTCCCATCCCCCTGGATAGTCGGCTTCTACTGGCTTTTTGCTGTTGTCGTCCGCTGCGCCTGTTCCTGCGCTAACGTCCGTTCCTTGAGGGTTTTTACCTACGCCTTCATCTGGCACGCATGAACCTTTGTCTGCGTCCCAATGCTGACCTACTGGACAACTATGTGCGCTCATGTTAGTTTCCTTCGTTAAACCTTTAACCTGAATTTTCAGCGTTTTTCCTTTTAGCTTTTGCGATGCACTCAGCGCCTCAGAGAGCACACTTTCGAGCGGAAATATCCTCGAGAGGGGTATTCCAGGCAGTGTGTCCTTAGTTAGAAGCGCTGAACCGACAAAATGGAAACCTCCTTGTTCTGATGCCTCCAGACTCTGATTAACTATGACGTGCTCGTCTATCCACTCATAGAGCGGCTTTCCTTCGCCAATGTCGTACATGTGCCGAGTTAAATCAATGTTGCACCGGAGCGACTTTGGAACTTTGAGCACTGCCTCGACGGCGCCGTCCTCAAATTTGGCTGCAGCATAGCGTACCCCTGGGAGGTCATAGCCTGGTAAGTGATTGAGGTTACAGTCAAAGGCGTCGATGAGCCCCTCAGCTGCAGCGGAAAGTTTGCTTTGAGTATAGAGGTTGTCGTTCATACTCGTTATGGGGAAACCAACGAGCACTTTGTAGTAGACGTTGTCTTTGTCCTCTTTGAATTTCTGCAGCATTGGCTTTAGGAAGCTGAATTTTTCCCGCTGTGAGAATGCGTAGGACTTGGTCTCGTCTAAGTTGAGCGCTTTGAGCCAGATTTGGTACTCTCGGTCGCCTGCCTCGATGCCTCCATAATACTTGATGAACTCGTTACGAATACGGTCAAAGTCTGCGTGCCGTTTTGTTGACATTTTTTTAGCTCCCAGGTTTATGTCGGTTATTGCAAGGCGTGCAGGCATATTGATTGTCACCTATTCGCCAAGCCTTCCCAACAATCTTTTTTCTGCAGATTGCACATTTAGACTTTGCGTTGTGCTTCCGCTTTGATGCTTGTTTCCAGGCTTCCTCTTCACTCATTTTAGGTCACTTTAAGCTAGTATGTTGTCGTCTCCAGGCATCCAGTCAGGTGCGACGCCGATGTCCAGCCCCAAATAGACAAGCGGGTCGGAGATGCGAATTAGGATGCAGCGACAATGTGGATGCACCCATGCCAGGATAGTATTTTCGTCGCCGATTTCCAGATATGGAAAAATTGCGAGCAGCTCATCGCCAGTAAATGTCGTCTTATCCAAGCCATCGCAGGGGCGGCATGTGCTGTTGTCTGTGATGGCCTGAAAATACCACCAGTCATGCTCTGAGAAGTAGCTAACGCCCTGCCCTGCGTAGTCCTCGGGGATAATTTTAGGCGTCTGCCACTCGAGGAACTCTTCAACGTAGACAACTGCAGCAACTACCGCAGCAACTTGCCTAAGTTGAGACGTGGACGGTGAACTGTCTACCTTCTCCAGCGTGGGCGCTCTCCAGTTTGTGGGCTCCAGTCGGCATGAGGCGCTGTTTAAACTCGCTGCCGAGGTTGAACGATAGGATTTTGAAATAGCCCTCTGCCTCTGGCGATAGCTGAGCTCCTACTTTGTCTTTTTGCAGCCGTGTTAGAACTTCTCTGCGAGCGGCTCCCACGTGTGCACTGATTGCGGCGGCGCCTTCTTTGTAGGCTTCGGCGAGAGTTATGTTTTTCTCGGCAAAGTTTTTCTCTACGACGTCGAGCGATGTCTGCAGGGTTTTCATCCTGGCAGGGTCAAGCTGAGGTACGTCGGGAAGTCCTACAGTTGGAGCTCCAGGAGCGGCGCCAGGTGTTCCAGGCGCAGGCGTAGCGGTAGCAGCTGGCAGGTCCAGAAGTGGCAGCCCGAGCTTTTTAAGCAGGTCTTGGGCTTGCTCGAAGGTAATGCAGCCAGACGATTTGAGGTCTGAGACGTCTTTGCCAGTGAGCTTTTCCAGCCCCGTTTTTGGTCTACCCCAAGTCAAGCTAGGAATAGGGTTTGAGGTAGACGGCGCCCCGAGAACTTTTTGGAACATGCTGTTTTCGACGACACGCTTTAAGCTGTGCTGAATGCCCTGGGCATAGTTTTCGTAGAACTCAAGCATTTTAGTGGCGCTGGCTTCTGTAGCGTTTCTCAATGTACTCATAGTTGGGGCGTTCAGGTTGTTAGTGATGCGTGTGTCGTTGCTCTGTTGGAAGCCTTCAAAGTTAATGCGAATATTCTGGAGCTGCGAGGTTACTTCTTTGATGTCGCCCTCTTCGACCCCTGCAAGGAAAACGGCTTCGTCAGGCTCCTTTTTGGTGTACTCGTTAAAGAGCAGGTCTCGGACTTTATCGTCTTTGCATTCGAACCTGCGGTCGGGATAGCCTAGACGGTGCAGAACTGCGTTTCCGTCGTCAGTCATTTCTCGGCGTGCATCTACAAACTCCTCGAGACAGAACGCCAATGCTTTGCCATAGGGGTTGATAGGCGTCTCTTTGTGAGCCCACCAAATAATACGTTTGAGGTCCTCGCCTTCCCAGGTGTCCGTAACTCTACCGCCAAACTCTTGCGTAAACTTGTAGGCGTTTTTCTCGTCTACCTTGCGCCACATGTACATACTTTGTGAAGGTAGAACTTTAGGCTCGAAGTCATTGTCTGGGTCTAGGTCAATGGCAAAAAAGCCGTTCTCAAAAGCCTCTCTTACGGCCATTTTCATAATTTCGTCAAATCTGTGTTTTTCGCACCAGGCATCGAGCTTAACTTTGTTGGGGTGGGGGATTTCCTTGTTTGTTTTTGGGTCTATTTTTTTCTCGACGTCTTTGCCCATCTCAGTAAAAAATGAGGCTGCGACCATCTCTGTTAAATTGGTGATGGCAGAGTCAATGTCTGGGTCGGCGTTAATCTCATCGAGCCGAGTCATTATGGCAGGATGCGGAATTTTGTCAGTCCAAGTTGTAGAGGCATTTACCAAGCGCCCTTTTGACTTCTCTTTTTTGGTTTTCTCTCTACCACGTCGGACGTTGACAACTTGGATAATGCGCTTTTCAATCGTCGGCAGCTGTCCGGTGATTAATGCTCTCACAGCACTTAAACGAGCGTGTTTTTCTTCATTACTCAAATTCGAGCCCTCTTTGCTGAGACTTGAACCATAGGCTTGATGGGTAGGCTATAGCGCCCTGCATCAATCGCATGGTCTCGTTCCTTCACATCCTCTTTGTATTCTAGGGCTTCGCTTATAAAATTCACGCAGCGCTTACTGACAAACTGCCTGGGCAGCCCGTCGCCAGCTATGGCAAAACGGCTATTAAGCTCTCGCAGGCCATCCTCTCGCTTGGTAGTGTAGGGCACGGCGTTGACTCCTCGTATGTGCGTTTTGTCTGGCTTAGTATAGCCCTTGCGCAGCTTCATAATTGACTGAGGAAACCTACCGTCGCAGTAAAAAGTACCCTTTCCCCACGTGTCCTCGAGGTCTACGCATGCCTCCAGCAGCTGCTCGTCTGTCGTTTCCGTCTTGTAGAACTCATCGACAAAGTAGCCCCTGCCGTCATGGTCAAAGGCGTTAGCCATCACTGCAGAGGGAGCACTCCAGCCAAAGTCCACGCCATAGCGCATATACTCAATAAGTTCCTTGTCGATTTCTCGCAGATGCTTAGAGCTGTCAAACGGCAACGAGCCAGCAGCCACCGCAGCAAAACGCCCATAAATGAAACGGTCAGCGAGCCCCCCATGGTGAGTGCGCACAATCTCGTTTATGAAGCTCTTAGGCAGGGTTGGGTTGTCATAGATACTCCAGCGGTAGACCTGCATTTCTGGGCTAGCTGTCTCAGGGTTTTCGACGGCGTTATAGAGCTCCGTTCCTGGAGCGTCGGGCGTTGTCGTTATCCAGACGCCAGGTTCTATCGGTACTCTGCAGCGCCCAGACTTACGGAGCCGTCTAATGACTGTAAGCCAGGCAGTCTCAAAGTGCCGTACTAGGCGAGCCTCGTCAATGTGGGCATAATCGACGTTAGGACCTTCCGCTCGCTCTGCATCCTCGAGGCTGACAAACCACCATTGCGAGCCGTTAACCCAATCGAGGCGCAGGTCGTCTCTACTGAAATTTGCGACATAGGGGTTTTGGGTGTACGGAAAACGGCATCCGAAAAAGTCTTGGCTCTCCAGCGTTGGAAATAAAATGCGCTTCATCATGGGGTAGCTTGGCTCGAAAATGTAGCCGACGCTTCCTGGGTACTCCAGAGCCCAGCGTATGTCTTCGCCGATACCCGCTTTTGTTTTGCCGCTGCCAGTTCCGCAGCTACAGGCACGTTGAGAGAAAACGCCCTTGCCGCCATGAAAAGGAAGCTGCGCCGAGTGTGGGCAGTAGCGGAGAAAATCAAGTCCCGGTACTAGGTTCAGCTTTACTATTTTTTGCGGCATCCTCAGACCTCTTTTTATCTCGTAGCTCCTTTTGTTTGCGCTGCTCTTCGGCATTCTCTAAAAGCACTTTTTTAATCTCAGGGTCACAGGCGAAGGGCATGCCGATAGAGAAGTCATGGCTAATAATTTCCTCGGGTTTGCGAGTGATTTGCCCTATGGACTGCTTAAATTTGAGGTCCTCGACGTTAGCCTTAATGTAGACGTGCAGCGCCTGGATTTTTAGGAAGCTCTGTTTTATGGTGAGCTGCGCTCCTGGTCTAGTCGGCTGAATTCCGAGAAGCAAATCAGTGGCAATGCGCACGCCAATATCCATCCCCTCGACGGCTATCGCAGCGGCTTGTTCTTCCTGCTCGACCACGTGCAGCCAGTCAGTCATATTGTAGTAGTCACGGCGCACTGTCTCTATGGGTACTTTGAATTCGTCGGCAACTGCCTTGAAAACGGCGCTGGGTTTGTTCCTGGCAGCCAGCAGAGTTAACATGCGCTTTCGTCGGTTGAATAGCCCGTCTCGCATCCTATGTACCCCCCCTGAAATTGTGCACTCATTTTCACAATTCCAAGTCTCTTACGCCTTTAGGATTATATGTTTTTTCATACCGACATTGCACTCGGCTACTATGATAAATTTTAAATTGGGAGGGCGACAATCTAACGCTTAGCGAGGCTAAAATCAGTGGCAAGTAAAAAAACCTACAAGTTAGTTTTCCGAGTGAAAAAAGCCTACTACGAGCAAATCGTCTCAGGCACTAAAACGACCGAGTACAGAGCACAAACTCCCTACTGGCAAAAAGTTCTCTCCAGCTTAAACAAGTTCTTAGAGAGAGCCTTCGGCTGGAAGGCATGGCTACACACCGACCGCTCCGAGCCCTGGACAGCTGAGGTTGAAGGCATAACAGCTATCTTCATCACCTGCCTAAAAGGTCAGAGTCATACCCGAAAACTCGTAGCTATAGGCCAGCAACCAACACCCCCCGAGCTTAAAGAGTTAATCAACACGCCCCAGTGCTTCACGTTCTACCTAGGCGCCGAGGTCAAAGCAGCAGCCTAAACAGCTGCTCTCTTTTTCGAGGCTAAAACTATGGGCGCCGAGGAAGGATGGGAAGAAGAGGAAGGATGGGGCGAGGAAGCCGACGACGAGGACGGCTGCGACTATGGCTGTACTGAGTTTTGCCCCGAGCCAGGAACAAAGGACGCAGGGCTTTGTACGACCGACTGCCAAACTTACCTCTGCAGTGTAGAGGCAGACGCAGACGGCGGCACTGCAGGCTGGAAATGCACGGACTGCGGCTGTACCGATGGCACACCCTGCATAGGAAGTTTAGGCGAGACCTGTCACTGGGTACGCAAAAACCTCTGCAGCAGCTGCGCAGCCAAACGAGCAAAGGAAGCTCCCGTAAAATGAGCAAAGAACAGCTCACGGCAAATATCCAGTTTTCCCCCGACGTCATAAGCGAGTTTTTAGAACGCATCGTTAAGCCCTACTTCAAAGGCGACCTACACAAAGCCATCGAGACGCTGATGATTAAGGCACTGCAGGACGAGGAGCTATTACAGAAACACGTCGCAAATTCACCGGAGCCAGAGAGCCTTTGATTTTAGACGTCACAGCTGGCTATCGCATAATGTGGGGCAAAAACCGAGACGACCCCAACGCCATCTTTATCGACCAACGCCGAAAAGTCAAACCGACAATCATCGCAGTTTGGGCATATCTACCAATTCGCAGCGGAGTTATCCAAGGAGCCGTAGACGACCCCCCACACATGCTCTATGAATCAAAGGGTAAGCCCATGGCGTTTAACTTTGTCGAGCGCTACGGTAAACTCAACCCTGCCACATGGAAAAAAGACTTGGCAGCCAACTTTGAGGAAGTCATGCGCACTCTGGAACCTGGCGCCCAAATCCTCTACAAGTGGAACGACAATCACATTTCTATACGGCGGTTACTGGCCTGTTTGCCCTGTTATCCCGACCGAGCCGCAGTCATGGTCGGCAGCCGAGGCGTGCGACGCCCAGGAAGCACAGAGCCCAGGAGCCGAACCTGGTACATGATTTTTATAAAGAAGGCCACAGCATGATTAGGAGCTTTTTTGGCAAACCCTGTTTTGGAACATACAAGTGCTGGACGCAGGTCAAAAATAAGTGCCCCATGGCAACCGAGTGCAAGCTGAAACGCCAGGCAGAGGACCTCAAAGCGCTCAGAGACGGCAAAGCCGTTATGGTCGGCAGAAAAATCGTACAAATAGAGAGGCGACGTAAATGCCATACGGTCCAGATAAAAAAGCCATAGTTGACGTTAACTGCCAAAAAGGGAACTGTGCCAACAGAAAAACACCGGGCACTAAAGGCTGTGATGGTTGTTATGACTGGAACAACTACAGCCCTGTGCAACGGCAGCTATGCTAAAAACGGCGTCGTTTTTTAACCATATATCCTAAAAGTGTCCTACAAGTATCCTATAGGATATATCAGCGCTGCCCGACGTACTCCAGCGAGACAGTCAAACGGTTTTCGGCTCCGTGTCTGTAGGCGCCCTGCATCGTACTCATAAATGCAGCGTTGTTTATTTTGCCCCCTCTGCCTGCCCTGGTAATTCTCCAGCCTTTCAAGCCGCTGCGGATTAGTTGAGGGTTACTCGTCACAATGACAAACGGTGCGGCGTCCTGTTTTTTGTAGTGCTCTGCAGTCCACGTGAGAAGCTTGCGACCGATACCGACGCCCTGGTAGTCAGGCAAAACAACTAGGCGGCTCACTCGATTATAGCGTGTTCCAAACTTGACGGGTTGTACTGCAATGAATGCAACGGGCTTTTCTTTGATAAAGGCAGCGTAGCAGCTGCAGAACGGGGCTAGCCCTGTATTTAGATAATGATACTCCCTAAAGACATTCCAGAGCTGGGGCGCAACTTTGAATATGCTGAGCTCAATCGTTGGGTGGGTTCTTTTTTTTTATCAAAACTCATATCGTCGGTGTTTAACACCCAATCAGGCTCCAGCCATTCTACGACGTCATAGTGACAGGTTACAGCTATGAACTGCTTGCCGCTTTTCCGTACAGATTTCGAGATTGCCATGCATGCGATGTGAGCGATGTCTCTGTCAATAACGCTCGTGAACTCGTCAAACACGGCTAGCTTTTCTGCCAGTAATAGAGCCCTTGCGACGTCTACCCTCATTTTTTCTCCCTGGCTCAGATGCGCATAGGGTTTAAGCCAGTCTGGAGGGCTAGCGAAGCCGACGCTACAGAGTGCCTCAGTGATTTGGGCTGTTGTTAGGTTCTCGGGGAAGTCGTCGAGGATAGACTCGGCGCCATAGGTGAAGCCTCTGATGTACTCGGTAGGAAAAAGCTGTTGGGCTATGGTTGTTTTGCCCGTTCCGCTACGCCCGATTATGGCGCCAAGTTGCCAGCTGAGCCCTTCTATAGGTAGTTTGCCGACGAAATGTTTGTCCATCTTGTCGGCTGTTATGGTAAAGTTGCTTGCGACTGCCTGGCTGCGGAAGCTAGCAGGCTTGTTCCATTCTTTTACAATGTTAAAATCCGTGTGTCATACCCCTGGGCTTTTAAGTCGTCAAATACCCGTTTCTGCTCGGGCTCGTCTTTGCATTTGACGATAACTTCGAATGTGCTCTCCAGGATGGCGCCAGTATTGCTCTGTGAGGCGTCGAGGATTTTGTCGTAGCGCTCCAGCGTTCCGTCAGAGATGTTTAGTAGGGTTTTGAGGTCAGCTGCTCGGTTGGCGTCTCGTATGCGTTTGAACTCTTCGGCGTCCAGGAGCTTATCGTGTGTTCCTTTGAGCTTGTTTAGAACCTGGCGCAGCAGACGTCTATCGACATCCTCGACTTTTAACCGCAAAACAGGACCGTAGAACTCCTCGTTAGCGATACAGACGTCTACTCGCTGCTCACCATCGGCAAAAACTCCGTCCTTGTTAGAGACTATAGGATAAACCCAGCCGAAGGTCTGCAGGCTGTGGAAGGTTGCCTCTTTTTGCTTGTCAGTCATTTTATTAGGGTTCTGCCCGTCGCTTTTCAGCTGTCGCAGGTCCTCAAGCATGCCTTCATACTCTGGAGGCACAAAAATAGACGTCTCGAATTCTCGCCCATCTCGGAGCTTATACTTGTAGGTCAAGTCTAATTCCCGAGACTATTCTCTGCAGGAGAGGTTATTAATTTTTTCACATCAACCTTTACTTAGGCCACCAGGCAGCAAGCGCCGTTATCAGAGCTGCAACTCCTAAAAAGAGCGCTCCCCAATCTTTGAGACTCCAGCGATGTTTTAGACGCTCTTCAATAGTCAAAAGCCGCTTAACGATACCGCCTTGCAGGTCAGTTCCAACCAACGCCGTTTTTAAAACTTGCATATCCTCTTTGTTTTCGGCTGCAGCAGCTCGAGCCTCTTTAATCATCATTATGTAGGGACAATGAGGATTCGAGTTTGCAACCGCACAGAGTTCAGCGTCGAGTTTTTCATCTTCCATATAGGAGCACCCTTTTTTTGTTGAAAGTGACTATCAAGCAAGCTGTTTTTATGGTTTGCCGTCCAGTCGCTTGTTTAGACAAGTTTTAAATGTGTAAAAGTGTAAAAGTAGACGCAGGAGGCTAAGCACTCGCAAAGTATACTTGAGAGATTAATAGCAACCTACCCAGTCAAACAGACCGATAAAGGCTTCTGTTTGGAGATACCAGGCAAAAAATGGGAGCCCGATTGGGAGGCACAACTACCTGAGAAAAACCAAGTTTTTTATGAACACGACGTCGTTTTGATTTTGTTACCTGGCTACAAACCACCGGCGCCAGCTGTTGCAGCTCCGATCGGAGCTAAGCCAGGGCGCCCTCGAGGATGCGGCGGCAGACGTGCGACGAGCAACTGGAAACCTGAGGCAGAAAAGCAACTCATCGAAACAATGGGACACCGTGACATAGTAGCGCTCCCAATGCTGCACCGTGCCAGACTAATCATCAAACAAAAGCCCGACTTATTCCCAGACAGAACAGCCCTTGCACTAACCCAGCATTATAAACAAATAACAACGCCAGCTGAGCGAGCCTGCGCGCTAGCCGAGTCACTCAAACCACCAATGCAAAAACTCCGCTGGGAAAACACTCAGAGCAGACAAGAAAAGTACATCCTAGAGAAAGACGGCCTAAAATGTCAAGCCCTATGTATCTTTGACAAAGGCATCCTGCAGCGAGTAAGCGCAGTTATCCAACCTACATCAGCCACAGCAGAAAACGGACAAACAGCAGCAGTTCTCGTTAACGAGCTCCCCGTCGATATCATACGACTACTAAACGGACTTGTTGACCAGCTGCAGCAGGAGCCACCAACATGAGCACCTGCGTATCTTGCAGCCGACCATGCACCCAACGACTAAACTACAGAACACAGCCAGTCTCAGTATGCCAGAGACCTTGCGTGCAATTTACTGACGAGGGGAGATGCCTAGAACAAAAAGTACCAGTGAAACCGAATGCTTTAGAGACCTACAAATTAACCGTTAGCCGACTTCTCAAAAAACTAGACTGTTATGGCGACCCCGGCGAAGTCTCAGGATTTGTTGAAGCCCTAATAAAATATGAGTCCGTTAAGGAGGCGCCCGAATGACAACTGAAAAAAAGAAGTCCGTTAAAGTCTACTTATCCGACCACAAATGGCTAATGAAACAAAAAGCAGACACAGGCTTGAGCATCACAGAGATTATCCATGGAATGGTTAACGAGCAAAAACGGGAGGCTGAAAAGCGTGGCAACGCAGGACAACAGCAAAATCAAACCAGGTGATAAACGCTACTACAAAGGCGTCTATCCCGTCGAAGTCGTCAAGTCAGTCGGCGACGGAAAGGAAATTCTTGTCAAAGCTGAGCGCCCCTTCCTCGATACGAGCAACTATTCTGAGGAGAAAAAAAATATCAGAGCAGGCGAGACGCTCCAGGTACCAGGTTGGAACCTCTGGCCTGGACAACGACGCATCGGGAGGCAGCAATAGTGCTCAGTAAAACAGATAAACAGAACACAGAAATACGAACAGCCATGATGAAGCTAGCTCTAATTGTCTGGATAAAGGAACAATGGCGCCGTCGAAAATACTATCACTGCGACGACTGCGGCTGGGAAGTACTCAAAACAGAGGCTAAAATCAGCGGCTACGCAAGCGACCATAATTATGGCCGACACGTTCACTGTGGAAAATGCGGCAAAATCATCGAAACATTTGTGCGCTTTTGGCGTGATGATGAGTGACACCCCGAGACTACCTCGACTTCATCCCCAAAGTACTATCTCTCTGCCCTTCAACACGGTTTATGCTCTTCGCCGTCGAATGCTGCGTAGATATGGAGTTTCTCTTCATGCAGCCTATCGTCGTCGAGGGCGACCGAGTCTTTTTTTGATATGGATGTTTTTTTAAGTATGCAGCCACAGAATAGGCGCCATGAAAACCCTTTTGGTTATTGGACTAGGCAAAGTAGGACGAGCACTGTATGACGTCGCCAGAGCCTCGGGGAGCTTTGCCGTTTCAGCCTTAGACACAGACCCTAATCTAATTGACGTCGCAAAACTCGACTTTAAAGCAGACGAGGGCAAACACGTTGACGTCATGCTCCTATGCTACCCCTGCAGCAGCCGCAGCGCCTACGTCAAAACAGCCCTGGAATACCTCGACCGCAACCCAGCCAAGCTCGTAATTGTTAACAGTTCAGTGGCGCCAGGCACAACTCACAGCCTCTGCAGACTCGGCAAAAAACATCACCATGGCATTCTATTCGCCTACTCGCCAGTCAGAGGCATGCCAAAAAACGACATGAAAAAGGAGCTCAAACGCTGGGATAAATACGTCGCAGGCGAAACCCTTGAGGCAGCGCAGACAGCAGCTGAGTTTTTCGGAGAAATAGGCCTGCACGCAGTAGGACCAATTTCAGATACAAAAACGCTGGAAATGGCTAAGCTCTTTGAAACCACCTATAGAGCTGTGATGATTGCGGCTAGCCAGGAGTTCCACAGGTTCTGCATTGAAAACAATGTCGAATACGCAGAGGCCATCGAGCTTATGCGAGACGACGACGTGCACCGCTACGACAAGCCAGTCATGTTCCCCGACGTCATAGGCGGCACCTGTCTTATGCCAAACATCGAACTGCTCGTTAACGGCTCCAGCTTTAGGTCTTCCCTCTTGCAGT